TACGCCGCCCTGGTAGCGCAGCCCGTCGCCGTGATGGAAGCGAACGAGCCGGCCCATAATGCGCTGCGTATTGTGGTATCCCCGGCCGACTCGGAAGACTACTCTCTTGTGGTTCTCGTAACGACGCTCCAGCGTCTTGTAGAGAAGCCACTCGTAGCTGTTCTGTACGCTGGTCTTAATGCGTTTTTTCGGAGTCGTCCTTCCATGATTCCCGACGCACGTAGGGATGTAGATCGGGAGCTTTGTCTCACGCAGAAGGAAATCAACTCCAGAGCAAAGCATGTCCTGGAGGAACACGCACGCTTCGGTAGGACTTAGCGCGTTTGTCTCCATGAGTTCTTCATGGATGTAGCCGCTCATAAGGTCGCCTAAGAGCGGGTGCCACAACTCGATGACAGGCGCAAGATGACTCTGCCAGTCGATTAGCTCGACGATCTTGCGATAGAATCGCTTGATTCTCGCGTCTGCTTCTGCGAGGTCGAAGCGGTTCTTGCCATTCGTCGCGTCGGCCGAAATCTGTTCTTCGACGTGCCAATCGGTTGCCGGAACGATGACTGCAACGCCGTTCGGTGATGACCCCTTGGATCGCTGGAACGGGCGGATAGTCGGATCGCGCTGAATCTGAATCAGCGCGCTGACTTGCCTCTCAAGGGCCATTGCGTCGTGCAATAGTTCCGCGTTCTTCTTTTTCAAGGCCGAAAGATCAGCGGCCGACTTCTCGGCTGCAAACCGAGAGGCAGATTCCTGCGCACGAGACAGAAGTTCACGAGCATTACGCCTTGTCATTATGAACCATCCATCTAAGTGTGCGAGTTACTGTTACGTGGCTTACGCCTACGTCGAGTTCTGTAACCAACGCGGTTGCGACTGCCGTTGCCGGAACCTCCGGATTCTTGCGCATTTCGCAGACGACTTCACGAACATACTGCTGGTGCGCTTTCGATAATTTGGAGAACCAAGTGTGGTCCGTTCGTGTCATTGTCAAGTCAGAAATCAACTTACTCGGGGTCTTGTGCAGCATGTCAGCCTCTTTCGTTCCTGTTGAGTGCCTCCTCTGCGCGACAGGCCAGAGAGTAGAACAGCGGGTGATAAATTACGTTCATGCGTTGCAGTTGAACGAGATCCTCGACGACTTGAAGCAAGCCGCGAGATTCGCTTGTTACGACTTCTTCAGGCTCGTCTTTAACTGGAACGACTTTCGGAAGCATGACTGCGCCGCAGGTAGGACACATGGCGACATCGCTTCCGTCCGACTCACGCCTCTGTAGGTAGTACGTCCTGCGAATTGCTTTGATGGCATTTTCGGTAACGCCGGTGCGGAGTTCAATTGCTTTGACTGACATTCCATGCTTCAGCAGCCATCGTATGTCCTGCGATTTTTCTTCGGAGACGCAATGAGCTTCGTCGATAGCGCGCCTCATCTTCGCCACAACATGATGCTCTACGCCGGAAGACCGTCCGATTTCCCTATCAGATAACCCGGTCCTAAGCAGTTCGCGAATCTTCTTCTCTTTCTGAATCGAAATCATTGAAGTCTCGTTATCGTTAGAACAACCCTCGGACAGCCACGGTCAGTGTCGAATTCAGGAATTTCACGTCGCATGTGCTTTGGGTCGTCGTTCTCGACGAGCCCTGCGTCAACGATTCCGTCGTAAGCGGCCTTCAGCGAAGACATAGCGCCGTCCTGGTCTCTACAGCGTTTCGTCGAATGGTAGAAAGTGGCAGACACCAGCGCTTGGCCCCACGGAGCAGTTTCCACTTGTTCTCTTTCTACCGCCTCCATTGCAAGTCTACGGAATCGTTTCGTCGCAGCAGCCTTACAGAGTCTCCCGCCGATGCTCGCTATCATCGTATTGGGATGCAGCACCTTCGCCGGGAGCGGGAGAACGATGGTTACGGATTCTCTATCCATTTACTTATGAGTGCAGCACTTCGGGGTGAATCTTGGAGTATTCGCCAAAATGTTCAACCGTCCAGAAGAACAGCGTCTTTCCCGATATATTCGGATGCGCGATGATCTCCTCGGCTTCGATCAAATCCGAAAGCATCGCGCTTCGGTCCTTCTGATTTACCCATTTCGTTTTCCTGGTGATGTCTCGTTTGCAGCAACCGTCGATTCCGAAACTCTCAATGAGCGATACGATCTTCTGTTTTCTCTCTTCGGTCGCACACGCCGACAGCTTCGTTGCTACGTTAGTACCGAAATCTGCGAGAAGATACTCGACAAGTCTGCAAGAGTAGTCTGCGATTGAACGAGTTATCACGGGGTTGTCAAACGACTCTCCAGCCGCTACGATCAAGGCAATTCGGCGAGCGTTTTCTTCACCCTTTGCCCACAGACAAGCTAGGTAAGCATTCTTCTTTCCGAATTCGGTAGTCTCGTCGTCGAACGCGATGAACAGTTGTTCCGCGTCTTCAGTCGTTGGAACAATTAGCTGTTCAGGAATTTCCTCGCTGACGTACTTCCCTCCGCTTGCTGAGACGAATCGCTTAACGTCCCCCGAACCTTCTGGTTTCGCAATACGTCGAAGAAACCACTTGTTAGCAACGTCTGCTAGCGATGTCGGAACTGGGCACTCGTTCCTTCCTCGCACCTTTCTCGGAACGTCATTCGATGAAAATACTAGACACCGGCTCAACCAACCGTCCTGCAACTCATCCGGAGATATTCCAGCCGCAAATCTCTCCGGTGTGGATGTTCCGTAAATGCAACATAGCGGCTCGACTATCGTTCGCTGTTTGTTCTCTTCCGCGAATTCTCTGCCCTTGTAGATCGACCCAGCCGCCGAATACAGCTTCATCAGCAGCGGAACGATCTTGGCATGATGTTGGCTCATCCCGGAGCGGATATGCGACAGCAGGTGCCCTACTTCATCGCACAGGAACAGCGTTGCAGGATTCTTTGCCATCCTAATTTCAATGGCTGAATCGCTTGCGAAGTCGTCGCCTCCAAGTAGGTCGGTGCATTCGGCGGCGGTACACAACCTGCGAATCTGATTGATCGGATGCGCCTTGCCGGCCGACGACGGGGCAACGCCCATGACGTACAGATTCGTTCGACTACCCAGGGAATCCTTGATCTTTCGTCCGAACAGCACACCCATGAACGTGAGCGAACATCCCAGCGAGAGAAACGGCTGTTCCTTCATTGCAGTTGCGTTCATCCATGAGCATAATTCGCCTAGGTAGCCGGTGGGTTGCGTAAGAAAACTAAGCTCGTCTGAAGGCGCAACGTGCAGTGGCGACTTTTCAAGCCAGAAGTTGATTCCGAGAGGTTTGTTATCGACGGCTCCGGAAATGAGACGGTCAACGTCGATCATTTCGAGAAACGACGTATTCATTGGCGCGTAGGCAGCGTCTTCGAGAAGCCATCCAGGGGGATTCTCCGGAGTCAGCTTTCTCGCCTCGGAAATCTTCCTCCTGAAGTCTCTCTCGTCCTTCTGCACGCTCAATTCCCACGGCGGGACGCACCGAGGGTTGTATTCCCTCGCGAGCAGTTCGTAAGCCTGGTCATCCGACAGCAGGAACCCGTGTACCATCGCCACGGCTGCCCAAAGCAGCTTGTCATGGCCGGCACACCCTTGGATAGCCGGGTCGCACTCAGCCAGGTACATGCTTGCACGTCGCGTCGTGTCGTTGCCGGCCGGCTTCAAGGGCGTCGTAGGCTGCATGTAGTTAGCCGGGCCCGATGCCCACGGGGCCCGCGTCGTGGGACGCATGAACGCCGGGTAGTCTGCCGGCTGCCTATCCCACGGCGCGCATCCCTTCCCCCAGGCGTATACACCGCCGTTCGGGTGAACGGACGGCGCGAGAACGACGTAATAGCCCGACGAGCGAATGTCAATTCCAGGAGCGAAGCTGTTGCGATTCACTGGGGGAATAGCCGCGCTGAAGAAGTAATGCGCGCCGCCTCTCGGCGTGTGCTGCATCACGGTTTCTGGTAGCGAGTTCCCGGCTTCCGCGAAGTGCGCGAGCGATTCCCAGCCATCAACGCCAGACGACTCTTGAACGTCAACGTCAACGACATGAACGCCGCTTTCCAAACCGCACGCCACGGCGATGTTGAAGTTCGGATTCTTCTCCCACCATGCGCGAATCTGGCTTTCGTCAGTGGTTGCGTCCTTCACGCCATGCGGAGTAGCAGGTACTTTCTGGTGAGGTAAACAAGGGAAGACCATCCACCCAAGCGCCGCATACTTCAACGCATGTTCGAGAAGGTTGCTCACTAGAATGCCTCCTGCACGAGCGGTTTGTTGTAGCCGACAACCTCGAAATACTTACCGTTGCGACGAACGGTAATCGTCTTCGTCCAATCTAGGAGGCTTTGGCTTACGAGTAGGTCAGACAGCGCGCCATTGACAGTCCCTTTTCCCTTACCAGGGAATCGCTGACGCCACCATGCTTGTGCATTCTTACCTGCAAATCCTTCATGATCCAAGCAGACCCATTCGCGGAACATCGACATTCCGCAACGGTATTGCACAAGCAGACTATCAGGACTTTCAGGCTTGCGATGCCGGCTTACGAAGACCGTATCGACTTTGCACGTCTCAGGTTCATTCGATAGGATCGACTTACTCGACACCTTGTCTCCGTGCATCCTGCGCTGGCGCTCACACTCTTCAAGGCGCTTCACCTCTTGAGGAGGAATCTCCCAACCGCAAGCCGGGCACACGCGCACTGCGCGGCTGAACGATTCGCGGCACTTCTGGCATGTTGCCATAACGACAGATTGACCGGAGAGAAGATCAATCGGGCCGTGCTCCTCAATGCAACCCGCGAAGTCGAGAACAAGGCAGTCTATCTTATTTGGGAAGAGGCGCAGGCCGCGACCAACCATCTGAGAGAACAGGCCCTTCGACAGCGTCGGCCTGAGAAGGACGATACAATCAACGCACTGCGCGTTAAATCCTTCGGTGTAGACGTTCACGTTACAGATCGCCCGCAGTTTGCCGGCTTTGAAGTCGCCGGCAATCTTCTCGCGATCTGAATCGCTCGTTTTGCTCGTGACGTATGGAGCACAGATCCCATGTTGTGCGAGTTCTTCAGACACCATCCGGCAATGTTCAATGTCAACGCAGAAGAACACGGCATGTTGCCGATTCTCTGTGTCCATAATCCGAACGGCTTCAGCGACCGCAGAGGAGACGACGCTCTTTCGATTCGTAGCCTGCGCCAGAGAATTCAAAATGTAGTCACCGCCGGAGTTGCGCTTGACCTCGCTCAACTCCGGCTGAGACACACCGACCTTGGATCGCAACTTGCAGAGATAGCCGTCATGGATGAGATCGACAACGCTTACTTCGTAGCAAATCTCGTTCAGGATGTGGTCGCGATGGCAAATCTGGCCGCAACCCATACGGAACGGCGTAGCTGTCCAGCCGACGACTCGAAGAGAAGGGTTGTACTTCTTGCATCCATTGATGAATGTGCGGTACTTCCCCTCTCCATGCGGCGGAATTCGGTGCGCCTCATCCACCATGATTACGTCAAACGGCTGAAACTCTCCAGCCTTCTTGTAGACGGAGTCGATGGACGCGAAGAGAATACTCGCGTCGTAGTCTCGCCGGCCGATGGCAGCCGAGAATACGCCGATTTCGTTGCTAGGCATAAAGCTGTAGAGTTCCGCCGCGTTCTGTTCGATCAATTCCTTTCTGTGCGCCAAGATGATTCCACGGAACCAAGGGGCCTGTTGCTTCCATCGCTGAATCGTCCAGGCAATCAACGCAGACTTCCCGCCGCCAGTAGGAATCACGACGCAAGGGTTCGTGGCCTTCTCGCAGACGTGCTTGTGCAGCGATTCGAGTGCTTCGGTTTGATACGGTCTCGGTTGCATCACAATTCCCACCCACGATACTTACCGTATCCAGGCCGGCATTCTGGATCTCGCTTAGCGCGTCGTCGCTCAATTCGCGCCTTGTTTCTCTTCAGCCACCAATGGTATCCGCGAGAGCGCTTACTCTTTCCGTCCGCCTTCTCGAATCCGGGCATCACGAAACCCCTTCCCGTATCTCAGCGTTCTTCTCAATCGGGTAGAAGATCGCTACCCGCCCACCTTCGTACTCGGCAGCGCGGTACTCGGTGGCATCGCACTTCGCGATTGGAATCAGCGAGGATAAGTCTTCGGCGTATGTCTCTTTCCACACTTCGACGAGTTGACTCGCGCGCCCTTTCCAGATAATTCGTGAATCAGACTCAGGGTAGCGATGGAGAATGTCATCTCGGCAAAACCCTGTTGCGACGGCACCAAAAGCGCGCTTGGCTCCGACAACAGTTGGATTAACTAGCGCTGAAGGGGTAAGAGTCGAAAGTTCCTTAGTGCTGAATCCGCCATCCACGCGACCGATCTTCCACTCGTTCCACGCGCTATCCCTGAATTCGATAAAGTCGTGCCCATCTTCGTCCTTTCCGTAGTCGATTGGTTCGCAGAATGTCAGTAGTCCAGGTAGCACAAGGTGATCCTCGCACGCTTTAGCCTGGTCAGTCTCCGACAGCCCTCGCTTGTGCTTTTCGCAAACCCATCTGGCGTCCCCGTCCATCGTTGGCGTTGCGTGACAACACTGCCTGCAACTGATTGTCGAAACAGGAAGCGACGATGTTTCCGAACCCCAGCAAACGTCCTTCGCGTCACACCAACTGCACTCGTACCAGTCGGCGCGTTGGGCGATTCTCTCAGGCGGAACTGTCGCGGTGATAATGCGCTCCGCTCTTTCCATGAGCAGCTTTGCTTCTTCGGAATTGTATCGAACGCGCTCGGAATACAACTCGTCCGTGTCCTTGTTGACTGCCAGGTAGATCGCCCGCGTCATGCCAGTCTTGTGCATATACACCTGCATCTGGGCGTAATGCTGAGGCTTAGCCTTCTTGACGCCTTCCTTGACGAGCTTCGCGAATGACTTGGCATTGTGCGTTTTGTACTCGGTGACATGCCAGGTCTTAGGGGCCTCCGGAATCCCGACGGCGCAACCATCTAGATGCCCGCTGAAGTGGCCTCCGAAGTCCGAGATAGCAAACTGCTTTCCCGTGTCTGGGTCAACTTCATGGACGGTGCATCCAATTTCCCGCAAGTCTGCGACGAATCGAGATTCTTCATGATCCCCAGTCGAAAACAGGCGGTATTTTCTACCGTTGAGACTCGGACGGCAGCACGCTCTAAAGCAGTACCAGAGATACCGATCGCACGAGTGCCCTATGATCGACGCGCCTAAGTAACCGCGAGGTTGTTCGGCATCGCCAGCGCGTTTATACGCTGCGTAGATTGCGGTTACGGTCTGAGATTGCTTGGGAATGTGTTGCGCGATGTCAGCCATCACTTCGCAGCTTTCAGTGTTACGGAAACCTTCTTGGGAGTTATAACGACGAAGTGTGAGAGCTTCGTGAATGTTTCCTGGTCGTTCGCGCGATACCACTCGTAGCCGGTTTCATCCAGGGTCCGTTCCGTCTTCACTTTGACCGGCGCGAATTTGTCTGTGTCTTCGGGATGAAACAGGTCAAGTATCGCCTGAACGTCGGCCTTGTAGTTCAGTCCGCGCTCGACGGTGATCTTCGTTCCGTCCGGAAGCTTCACCGTAACCTGTCCCTTTTCCTTTCCAGGAATCAGAGCGGCGATTTTCTCCTCCACCGCTATCCTGTTAGACTTAGCGGAGTTCTCCGTCGCCTTCGCATCAGAAAGTTGCTGCGACAGAGACGCAAGTTGCAGTATTACCTCTTCGTCCATAGTTTCCACCTCAGAGTGAAAGGGCGTGTGCAAAGTGGCTCCCGTAAGCGGTGTGGAGTTGGCGGTTATCGCGAATAGCCGCCCGCGTTGAATACGGGAACCAACTTTGCTCACGTCCTTGCGAGCAGGAGACAGCGAGAAGGAACTACCGGGCCCACGGAGGCTTCTGCTGAGTCGGCGGCGCGACCTGGGGAGCCGTAGCCGGGATGTACGGAGGCTGATATTGCTGCCGTGCTGGTGCCGGGTCCTGCTGAGGGTAGGTCGGCTGTTGGGGAACGCCTGGGGCGGCGGCGGGAGTCACGGGAGAGTAGGTGCGAATGTAGTTCTGATCGTCCTTCACCTTGACGTGCGCGAAGCACGTCTTTTTCACAAGCTGGCTACTGTCGGTAATGACCTTCACCCCGATTGCCAGGCCAAGGGCCGCGAGTTGGCGAAGCCCGATTTCGACGCACTGCGCGCTCGGATTCTGCACGTTGATGTTGTCAAACAGCTTCCAGTTCTTGTACGGTCCGTCCACAACTGACAGCTTCAGTTTGAGGTAGTAGCCGGTGTTGGCCTTAGTCGGCTTCACCTCGGCTTCTTCGATCAAGACGAGAACCTTGGATGGCGGAATGACTTCGTAATCGCTCTGCGGTTCGACTGCGCCAGTGTCGAATGCGTTCTGGCCGAAGATGTTGAACAGATCGCCGTTGCTCATACAGACCTCATCGTAGAAGGAAACAAACAAAAGACACTCAAGAGCGAAGGGCGGGACTCGAACCCGCATTAAGCCGTATCAGCGTTTCACTGCTATCGCTCATAGGGTGATCGGCCGTGTCACGATCCTTTGGACTCCCATCGGGCGACAGTTTGCCAATGAACCGCCTACCTCCGCTAACTCCGCTCCGTAGTTCAGGAAGACGCAGCCGACACGGCATCACGAAACGCCGTCCAGCTAAGCGGCAATTCGTAAGGGAGTCGTCCGTAGACGCCTCTTCCACCGCCTGGATGCGCCGGCCGCTTCTGGGTGTAGAGGAATCGCTGACCTTCTGCGATGTCGATTCCGGTCTTATGTTGCTTCTTGAAGCCGACATCTTCCTTGCGTACAATGACTTTCGTGTTGCAGAAGAGAATCACGTCGGCCCATCGGAACAACAGATTCGCGGCCTTGTCGTTGATGTCGAATTGATACTGGTCGTAGCTGTCGCCGGCCGGGTCGTCGAATCGCTTGACCTTGACGTGTCCGATAACGATGGACGCCATTCCCTTTGCGCTTCGCATCGCGTCCAACGCTTCGGTGATTTGCCGCCAGCTACGAAGCGCTTCGATGTACCCCTTACCGTACCCGCCGCCAACCTTTTCGATGCTGTCAACTTGCCCGTTTCGTTGGCAAGTATCGGCCCACACGAGCGGTTCCAGCGCGCTAGCGGAATCAAGGATGATCGTTCCGTACTGGTTAGGCGCTTCGTAAATGGCGTATATCCACCCCAGTAGATCAGCCATCGTATTACATGTTGGCGTCTTAGCTACTTGAAGCGCGTCGGCCCCCTCCTCTCCCTTGATTGGCATGAGAATCGGAGTGTCAGCGCCGGCCGCGAATGTGGTTTTTCCGATCTTCTCGACTCCGAGAAGAATGATTCGCGGCGCTTGTAGTCGCGCCTCGCTGGAAATTGCGCTTAGATCGTAGGCCATCTTCTCTCCTATCTGAGTTCAATCGTTAACGCGACCTTGTCGCCACCCTCCGGGTCGAACGCCAGATCAGCAATTAGGTCGGAAATCATAGAAGCTACAGGTATTCCGATTCCGGAACTTCCGTCCGAAACGCCGTCGATGAGTTCGCTGACCGTTCCGATGTAGACTTCATCCAACTCGGTAACTAGATACACTTTCCGGTTCATTCCTCCACCTCGGTACTCGCTGGGCTAGACAAGATGCGCCTGCGCCGTCTGGCACATGGCGTGTGAGGTGGCGGCGGTGCGTAGCGCCGCGATTCCAGGAAGGCTTGAAGATCCACCTCAGAGATTCGCCGACGCGGCTTTCGACCGGAGGGCGACACGCATACGTCAATCGCCGGAAGCTGGCCTCGCTTTACCAGGGCTGTTACAGCCCGCTTCGTAAGTTGAAGCTTTTCGGCCACTTGCTCGACGGTGTAAAGCTGCATGTCGCACTCCAGACGAAAGCGAGTTGCAATCAGCACAACTCAGCCTATCACAGAGCGCGGTGCGCAGAGCACCGAAAGCGGTGCAAGTAGAATCAGCCCATTTCCTCAAGGGAAACGTGGCCGTGATGCACGAGAAGTTCGCAGGTAAACCCGCATTTCAGGAGCCGCGCGTTCAGCTTTGAGCACGCAGCACGAACAGCGCCGTCGGTCGTGTCTTTCTTCCATACGACATCTTGCAGATCCTCAAAGCTGACACGTCCATTGTCGGATACATACTTCAACAGCGCGAATTGCGTTACGGAGAGGCGAGCGCTACATCTCCCGCTATTCACCGTGGAAGACAACACGTTAAAAGAGAGTGCGGGAGTTGCTGTAGTCGGCGTCGAGCCAATAGGTAGATCGACCTGTACTAGACCGTCCGAACGACGCACACCGTTAGCAATCGCGTTGATTGCCTGTTGTGCCTCACGGTCGGTCAATAGTACGATCATAATGCGCAGACCGCCAGCGCAGAAGCGCACGGCAGTAAACGGGATGGTGGTCAAGAAGAAAGGTGCGAGGCAGAGAACGGAACAAGTGCTGCCAGGAATTGAATAGAATGCCGCGCGCTATCTCAAGCCTATGTGCTTCGAGATTCTCTGCGCTTATTCAAATGCGGCTTACTGGCAGCCAGATCGCCGGGAACGGCTACCAGGATTTCCATGCTGCACCCAAAAGCATCGGCAATTCGCTGGATAGTTTGGAGCGACGGGCTCTTGATCTTCCCTCCTAGAAGACGCGAGATAGTCACTCCTGAAATCTTAGACCGTTCAGCGAGATCGTTTTGTTTCCAACTGCGGAGAGCCATCTGAACACGAATGTTTGTCAGCAGGTAATCGTACTTCATAGTGGTATCCATGTCCTCAACGAAACTCACCAAGCGATTTATGTAGCTTAATCGAGACTTTATGAAAGTTCAAGAGTAATCTACGCACTTTTGCTAACTTCACCGAGGAACAACCACCTATGTACCGTATCTGCAATGACTTGTAAACGCCTTAATTCGTTCAGATTCAATTGTGAGTAGATGCGCTTCTGAATTGATTTCCCGACGTGCCCCATGGTCAGATCAATTGCCGCCTGGTCTGGGCATAGGTCAACCACGGTTCCGTATGTGTGCCGCAAAGACCCAAGATTCGCACCTGGTGGGACCGCCGCCTCTGCTTTTTCTGCCAATGAAGAGAACGCGCCGTGTAAACTGTGTCCGCTGGCATTCTGGCCGTAGTGCTCCCCTCTCTGATTCAGAAACACAAGCCCATTCTTCCTGCAATCTGCATACGAGAGTATGGATTTACAGGTTTCCGGCCAGAGTACCGATACCCTGCGCCGGCCGTTCTTCACCCGTGGCATGTCATGATACGGAATCGAGCCATCCAAATGGAGTCGGTCGAACGTCAAGGCAGTCGAGTCCGAAGCGTAGAAGCCGCAATTGATCCCAAGCAGAATCATCGCCTTCATTTTCGGATTCGCTATTGCGAGCATCGACATAATGGCGGTTCTGTCGATGAAGCGAGTCGTCCCGCACGATTCCCGCTCGCGCGCAATCGCGTCAGAAGACGGGGGCCTGAATCGAGGACCGAAGTTCACAGTCTGCGGAACGTGGCCCATATCCTGCGCCCATTTCCAGATCGCTCGGACGTTGCACACTAGGTTCGCTTGGGATCGCAAGTTCCTTCCGGTGTCAGCAACCGCCTGTCGCAGGGTCGCGAAGTGCTTTGGCGTCACGTCTGCCGCCAGTCTGCGGGCTATCAGGTGTTGGGACACGAACCGGCAAGCGTGCCGTAGGTCGCGAAGGTAGGTACGGCACAGTTCGCCCCTCTCGTGCCTGATTGTGGCGTCTTGCTCGTAGAGATTGCACACGTCACCAACGGTCAGCCCAGGTTTCATGCTCGGCGGCAACTCGCCGGCAAGCAGGTAGTCTTTTTCCTTCAGCCACAAGTGCAGGGCTTCATCCGGGCTAGTCAGCACCCCAAAATAGTACACCCTACCATTTACTTTCTTCGACCACTGGCCACTTGAATGAACAACTAAAGGATAGTCAGGATGATCCTTTTTCCACTTTCTGTAGTAGTCGATGATCTCATTCATGACAAGCAATGACTGGCCGGCATTACTAGTACACGTTCTAGTATAGTCTGAACGTTTGGGTGTAGTAATGGGTACAGTCGAATTTTCTCTACTTCACCCTACTCGCCGTAAGTCTATAAAAAAAGCAGCCTTACGGCTGCTTAGGAAAGTGGCGGGGACAGGATTTGAACCTTCCCAATCAATCCATGCGATTCTTCATAAGGTATTATATAGTAACGACTTATGAAGAATATCACAGATTACCTATCCTCCGTAAACTACGTATATTAACGCAAAAAACAGGCTTTCGTGTGTAGCTGTAGCCGGCCTATTCCTCCCTCGGAACCACGATACAGGCGTGTCCGGTGAGCCGGTTGATCTTCCAGACCTCCTCCACTGTAACGCCCTTGGATCGCACCACATGGCGAGAAACCTTCTGGTACGTGTAAGGCGTCGGCCAGATCGCGAAGGCGAACGCAAAGAACGTAAGGCATGTCATGGCTCTTGAAATGAGTAGTCCGCTCATGCCTTAGTCTACCGCGCAAAAGAAAAGCCGTCCACCTGGACGGCTTAGACGCGCCGTGTAAACGCTATCCTCGGTGCCGGCACCCCTCCAGGACAGCCCCTACGCGCTCAATCGCGAGTCCAACCCTATCGAGGGATTCTCTGTAGTCCTTGCGGGCCTCCTCCTGTGCTTCAAGGAACCCGTCCTGCGCTTTCTCATACGCCTTCAGGAACGACTCCCGAGAGGCGGATATAGCCTTAAGGTGGGCCGGAAACGCCTTCGTAAGAACGTAATAGAGTGTAGCACCAAGGATCGCAAGGGCCCCTCCCTGCAACGCCTGCGAGCCTGGAACGAAGTCGGCAGCGCCGGACAGGAAACTCCCTAGAAGTAGGGTACAGGCTGCAATCCTCATAGCTACCTCCGTTGGGTCAGCCGTTGAACCATCGTGATATCCTGCGTGCGAACCGCACCGCCGAACACGTAGACGATGTACGTTGGAACAGAGGTCACTCCGTACTGCTTAGCTAGACGTGACTCCGTGTCGATGTCCACGATTCGCACCTGGACGCCTGATGCCTGAACCTGCATGAGGGCCGGAGCCGCCTTTCTGCACGGCTCGCACCACTCTGCCGTGAACGCAAGCACTCGAACCTTGCAGGGGCCGGGGCATGGTCCGGGGCAGGGAGCCTTCGGACTATCGCAACCGACGACCATCAGCATCAGAACCACAAGCAGAATCGCAGTGATACACCACGGAACGAGATCGACTGCGACGATAGGCTTTCGAGACATTTCTCCCTCCAATAAAAAGTAAGCCCGGCCACTTTCGCAGCCGGGCTTAGGTTCGTACCAGTCGCAACTTGCCGGCTCCTACACCACGCCGGGCTTCGGCGCTGCCTTGATCGCCGACACGTCATCTTCTTTGGTGGCGTCCACCAGTTTCGCGGCGATGTAGGCGCGACCTTCCTCGGTCGCAAGCCTTGCGACTAGGCAGTTGTCGAACACCTGCGCGAATTCGTCGAGCACGGCCTGTTCGCTAGACAGAAACAGCCGAACAGACTCTTTCATGTGCTCGTGCATTTCGCTGTAGTCGCCGACGGAATAGTCGATCAGAAAGTCGGGGATCTTCTTCAGTCCCAGCTTGGAAAGAATGGTCGCCATTTTCGCGGCGTACCTTCGGCGGTCTTCGATTTCCTCATCCTTGCAGAACAGCCACACGCCGAGCTTGTAGCCGAGAAATGCGAGAATGACGACTGCGAGAACGGCAGCAACGATGTACCCGATCATGTTGTGTAACCTCAGTTGTGAAAAGTTCGAGAAAACGAGACTCAACGCGAAGCGATTTCCCTACCCCTTACTGCCCTTTTTCCATTGGGCGATAGCGCCGGCGAGCACGCTGCCAACGATCACGAGAACCACGCAGACAGCGATGACAGAAATGCCAACCGCACCAAGGATTGCACCAGCAGCAGCGCTTGGCGCGTCAACTTCAGGCGCTCCGCCGTTGTCGATAGGCTGAGGTGCAGGGTCGGGCTCGACTGGCTGCGTGTCGGGTCCGGGGCAGGGGCCGGGACAAGGCTTGTTGTTCATGTACCGACGCCAAGGCAGAATTGGACGGATACCCTGCGCGCAGTCGATACCACCGGCAATGGCGGCGTGAAGGCCCTCAGCCGACATCGGAATGTTTGCCCCGGAAGCTTCGTAGATCACAGTGCCGTCGGGTTTCTGGACGCGAACGGTAGGCAGCGTAGAAATGTTCTTGGCGTAGCGTTCCTGGTAGATCGGAGTGCCGGAAGCAACTTGGCAGAAGTGGACTTTGTTCTTCAAGTCAACGAGAGCAGCATTCTCCCCGAACCACCGGAGGACACTCCGATAGATAGAGTCGCCGTCATTGCCGACGACGCTGACGTACCACTTGTCCTGATCGTTCGGAAGATTGACGACACGCTTCTCTGCCAAGACGCCGTTGACGGTAGTGGAGTCGGCGTAGCACGCGGAACACGCAATGAACACTGCACACAACAGACAGACACTCAACAGGATTCGATTCATGGTTCCCTCACTGAAAAAGAAACGTAGTGACTTATTGCGGCGGGGGTGCGGCCGGAGTATACACCGGCGCAATCGCCCACCCGTAACTGGCCTTCCATTCCGCGATAAAAGTCTCGCGAGGAATCCAGATGAACTTGGAGACCATATTGTTATCGAGTAGCGCTGCCCACTTGCTGTCCAGATGGACGAGAGCAACCATGTGCTCGCCGCCCATCACGGTAACACCGCAACCTCGCCTTGTGCGACACGCCCACTCCAGGAATCCAACGTCGCCATTCTCGACGTATGCGTAGCGAACGCCGGCGCGGTCGAACTTCGCAGCCATGTCATCAGGCCACTCTCCGTTCTCGTGCGTTCTGCGCCAGTAGTCGGCCATCTTGTAGCGACCCTGCCAACGAAACAGCGAGATCATCGTAGCGTGAACGCAAGAGCCCTCATCCCTACTCCCTACCCAATTCTCCTGTCGCAACTTGAGCGGGATATTCACGACAGGCCGCTCTTTCGTTCTGGCGACTGGTTGCTCGATTGGAGCATCGCACCCAAAGCACAACAGCAAAGACAAGACTGCGAATACTCTCTTCACTTCATTTTCCTCGGGGTTCCTACAAGTTCGATGCGCCTCAATTTGCGCATGAGGCTATTCGGATTCCAGCGGCTTGCGTTCGTCGTCCGAAATGTTCCAATGTTCGCATGAGCCGAAGCTACAGTTTCGGAACAAAACAACGCGGATAAGTCCTGTTCACGAAAAAGCGACTCGAAGAACGAGAGGGCTATTCCTCCTGATCGAACCGCCCCGGCTTGGTCATAAGGTCTGTCAATCGCAGACAGAAGGAAGTCAGTCAGACGAGTAGACTCATGCCAATAGAGCGGTCGATATAGCGGGTAGTACCACACGCGACCGCGATACTGTTCAACAACTTCTTGCAGGTCGTGAGCCTGCACGCCCGTACCGACCTTGCCGGTTATTTCGCATTTCCTGCTGTCTTCGTTGCTCTCGAACAAAAGCAACTTACCGTGCATGTAATCCGGCGCGTGCGCCATGACCCCGACATGACTAAGCGACCAGAACGGGATACCTACTGACCCGAGATTGACTAGCGCGCTGCGCCAATAGAAGCCCGAGAATCCAATGATGTCGCCAGCCTTGACGTATGTCGGAAGGTTTCTCAAAGCGAACGTACCTGCAATAGTAGGCTAAGTCAGATCCTTTTAGCCTACATAACGCCTACTGACGTAATCGTTTTTGTACCCACTCGGCACGTTCTCTGGCGACTTCGGGTCGCATCCCCTGCGACCTAAGCCTAGAATACAACGCCCGTTGCGTATCCCCTTCATTCGCTCCAAGGCTGTTCAGGTACGACGCAGCAGCGTCAGCTTCCTCGCGTGACCTGGGGCCCCTGCGCGATGCTGTCGATGCACGCTTGGCAATGTGGTCAGCGACGACTTGCCTAACAGGGTCCGGAAGTACGCCAGCATCAGCGAGCGGGTTTGGGTATCTCGCGAGCGGTTCCTTCCCGAGCGCGGCGCGTGCCAGTCCGATCATCGCAAGGCCGACCGAGTCACGATCTTTTCCAGACAGTGAGTCAACCGACTTCCGCATTTCAGTCATCAGAGAAGTCACTCCCTGAAGCGTGCGCAGACGCGGTTCATCCTGGTCCGACTTTCCATGCAGCTTAGCCGACTCGTGCGCCTTGCTTAGTGATTCCTCTTCGCGGTACAAGTCGTCAACGCTCTTGGCGTAATCCTTTTTCAGAGTGATTCCCTTCAACCCCGGCACATCACTGATCGACCACGACTCGCCACCGATGACCTTCTCTACCGGCTCCGTCGCCTTGCGGTATAAGCCACCTGTGATTCCATTCGCGAGGTGGTCGATTCGTGCAGGGCTCAAACTGATCTTGCCGCCGCTGTACTCATGTAGGAACTTCGCAGCGTTCTTCGCCAGTCCGGAAGTGTACTCGTAATACTGGTCCGGATTCTCGAATTTCTGTAGAGCCGTAGAGACGATAGGCCGCTGTCTGAATGAGTCGTAGTTGAACATCGACTCGAACAGCGGAGTCACGCCGGCCGGATAGACTCCAGGAGTTGCGGTCTGAATGAGTTGCTTTCCCCATCGCTCCATCGCGGCCGGGTCTTTCTCGTACAGTGCGTCAAGCATTCTCTCTACGCCACTTTCCAGAACGCCCCACTCCTGCGACTTCGGAACCCTAAAGACTGGATTGCCTTCCGTGTTGGTGAACACGAAGAACTGATCCTGCCACTCTGGCCGCTCGCGATAGTCGTCGTCTTTGTGCCTGTACCACCAGTACAGCACCCCGAGAAGCGAGAGTTGCGCCACGCGAGACAGCGACCTCTCCGGATGATCCTTGAACGTTCGGATGGACTTATCGAACCCTTCGAGACGTGCGTTGAAGAACGGTATCCAGTAGTTCAGGTAGCGACCCCAAGACCCCATGCGGCGGAAGTCCACGGTCACGTCATGCGCCGCGTTGATTGCTCGAATCAAGACAGGCATCGGAGGCGTTTCCCCAGCCTCCACCTTTTCGAGCCATCCTTCCTTCTGAAGCACGGCAGAGAACTCAGCCAAACGCGAAGCGACTTCAGGCGTCCCGGCGATGTTCAAAGCTGTCGTCAGCTTGCCTTGCTTCTTGGACAGCGCGCGCCTCACGCCCATTCGTAGCCGATTACGGTCTAGGCCGGTATAGGTCGAAAGCTCACCTCCCATGCGCTGAAACATTTCGACGACAGGAACGCCCTCTTCGCCAGAGGCACGACGTATCTCCGAAGTGACGTATGCCGCCGCGTACTGCGCCGGATCGAATGCGCCCTTCAAACCCTTCTCGCCTTGCATGAGGAAGGTCTGAAAATCTCGGAACGCATTCGACAGGATGAAATCAGGATTGAGTCTCGTAGCCCCGATCTTCAGGAACCCGCAGAATTCCTTGGCAATCTTCGTGGCGATGCCAAGGTTCTGAAGGGTTTCAAGGCCACCAAGCGCCTCGGCTAGTTCAGGTCGTAACTGAAAGAACTGCGCCTTGCCGTCTACGGTGACGCGAACAATCGGCTGTCCGTGGACCTTCGCCAGGTCCGGACGCCAAACCGTCAACGCAGTCATCGGGTCGATTGCGTCCAGGATATCGTCGGGGTCAATGCCGAATTCGTCTTCGATAGCCGACGCAAGTTGTTCCTTGATTTCCCCAATTCCGAACGTCGTCGCCATCACCTTCGTAGGAACAGCTTCGATCCACCCTCCGAGTCCCTTCGTTTCTTGGGAGACTTCGACCAACTTATTGACGACCACCTGCTTTGCGGCGCGCTCGTACAGCCTGATCGCTCGCGCAAGAGTAGACTCCATCGGGTCGATGATCTGGAGTCCGCTCCCGCGACGACCCTTGATCGCAGAAGACAGGTCAACCAGCTTCCGACCGCCGCCACCGCGAGCGCCTTCCTTAGCGCGCTCAAGAGGCAGGTAGTGCTCATACGCCTTGAGGATCTTGCCGGCGTCCTCTTTTCCGATCGCGCCAACATCGACAAGTACCTCAATTAGCGCGTTATTGAACTCAGTGACCTTGTCGGCGGCGGCTTCATAGCGCGGATCGTAGAGGCGTTTATACGTCTCCTGCGCGTCTTCGAGCGTGATACCAGGATTCTTCCCACTCCCCCAAGACTCAACGGCATGGCGAGCATAGGCCCACGCGACGAAGTTGCTATAGTCGGCTTCGTCTCCGATGCCATCCAATGCTTCGGACAGCGACGGGCCGATCTTCTCCAGGTTCCCCGTGAGCTTGAAGACTCCGCTCTCAATTGCGTTTGCCGCGAAGTGCGGCCCGATCTGGCGAAGTGCATTAAACGCCTCGAATGGCGTCACGTCTCCACCAGGGCGATACCCTTGCTTCATCGCCTCCTGGGTGAATCGCTGAATCGGCCGGCCCTCTTCCTTGAACTTCGCGTAGAAGAATT